GTAGTACCCAGCTGCAACATCCCAAGAGTACCAGGCTCTAAAGTTGTCGAAAGGATTGTGAGGGTTGTCTACTGTTGTTAACATTGCTTTAATCATTACAATCCTACACCTTTCTTAGTTTTAATGATTGATACTTTATAGTTACGCATTAGTAGCCTCATCTAATGTACTTAGTGAGACACCAAGAGCGCTAGCAACTTCAGCTCTAGTATAACCAGACTCTAACATAGACTTAGCTCTAACAACTTTAGTGTTTGTCATTAGAAGTTTTTGTCTTGGTGCAGCCAACTCTTTAACTACATCCATGTCAGCATTGTCTAGTATTGTCCTAAGTTTAGTTGTTGAAATGGCGCCCTCTTGTATAGCATTCCATTCATCCTGGGTAATTACAATCTTGCTTTTACGGGCCCCAGTAACGGTTCTAGCCTGTTCTAACGCTTGAGTTTTAACTCTTTTTAACTTATCGTTTGGCATGTTAGGCTCAAACTGCTTCTTCTGTGTGATGATGCTGTTGGCTATTATCTGGGCCTGGCGTTCTAATGGACGATTTCTAATAGCTAATGATAGTTTATTATCTAGTGATGTAACCTGGCTTGCATATACTTTCTTAGCCGACTCAGACCATTTAGTATTACTAATGGTAAGTGATTCTTTCCTAGCTTTGTTAGCTAGGTCTTTAAGTCTATTGGATTGTGAGGCATATAAGTTTTCCATTGGTGTACCTGAGGATAGTTTAAATGCATCTTCAGTAACTGCTAAACGTTGCTCTTTTGTCTTTATAAGTTCACCTGTTCGCCGAGACACATTACCTGTTTCAACATAAACAAGCTTTCCTGTTTCAGGATCGATACGTCCACCTTCAGAGGCACGTCTTTCTCTTCGCTCAGGGATGCGAACTTGACCTTTAGCTCTAGATACTATAGTAGATGCACCACCGTCTGGTTGATACTTTTTTTGTAGATCTTTAATATTATTCACAGCAGCTGATTCTTTATAATTTAAACCATGTTTTTCAGCATCAATAACAACCATTGAGTGTCTAACAGCTCTAACAAGTTCACTATTGGGGGCGCCTAGAAGCGTCATATCTGTAATTAAGTTAGATATCTTTCCCATTTCAGTCTGAGTATTGGTCATCTTTTTCATACCTGGATAACCAGGATATGCTCTTTGCGGGTCAAAGTTTTTAAGACCATCTAAAGGATCATCTTTTTTTATTTTACCTTGATTATTCGGAATAACCAATACAGTATCGCCATCAAAATCTGCTCCTGATAATCTTTCGGCAACTTTAGTATTAATACCAACAGCATCTCTGGCAGCACCTAAAAGCCTTTTAGATTCTGGATGATTGTTATTAACTGTTAATTCAGGTATTTCAAATATACCACCATGAGGATATCTGATTAAGACAACTCTTTCTCCATTTAAATAGTTTGGAGCATATACTTCAGTTTCCGAAAGACTTTCAATTGGTAAAATAACATGAGTCGCTTGGCGCGGTAGTGCTTGCGCCTTTAAATAAACAGCCGCTGAATCAACACCTTCGGCATATTCTAATAATAATTTTTGCTTTACGATTGGGTTTGTCATGGCTAGAATATCATCTAACTCTTTTTGTCTTGCCTCATACGTCATATTTAATTGAGTTCTAGCTAATGTTGGTGACTGTTTAGATAGGACTTGTGGGGATATGGTGTTTGACCATTTAGCCCAGCTTCCTTCTTCACGAACAAGATTCATAACTGATGTTACAATCTCTTTACCATCAGCATCTCTAGATATGATTTGTCTATCTATTAGAGTTCCAAATGGATTAGCTGAATCTTCTTTTAATGGTTTTAGGGCATCTAGTTTATTTCCAGTATTGCTTTTATTAGTATTAAATAATAGATCGACCCCATCAGGAAGATCATCTTTATACATTGCCATACCTTTAATATAATGTGTTCCATCTACTTGAATTCTAACCTGGGCATACATAGATCCACCTATGGAAATATCATCTACACCTGGTCTGACATAAATAACACCATCTGCATCTTTTCCGCCTTCTTCAGCATATCTAACTTGAAGTCGGTTAGAGTCAAAAGCTTTTGGCGGTAGTATACCATATACGGTTCTACCGTTATCGTTAGAATACGACATTATTTGCTGAATCTCATTCTTGTTTCTGTTAAGTTCTGACCATGTAGTTTCTGGCCCAACTAAAACTTTAACAGTTGTTTCTTTACCAGTACCTAACTGAAGTACTTTTATGTAATGAACAGAATATCCTTCTTCTTGAAGATTCGCTACAGCTGCTTTTAGTTTAGTCTCGCTAATACCTATATGTTGCTCAACACCAGTTCCAACATCTAAATATTTCTTTTGCGCAACTTCGTCTTTAAGCATGGCAGATACTGTCATTAAAACATCAGCTTTATCTTGTTCGCCTGGCTTTAATAAAGCTCTTACTGACGACTCATTGATACCCATTCTTTTACCTATTTCAACATTACCCATTCCTTTATCTCTAAGTCTTTGGGCCATAGATATGTTTGATTGTTTTTGCTCTGCTTTAGCGATTGTTTTTGCTGCTCTAAGTTGTGTTGTGGATATACCTATTGTTTCAGCAATTTGTACTTCACTATATCCGAGTCTAGTTCTTAAATCATCAACATAGTCTAAAAAGCTTCGATTTCTTGTTGATTGATTACTTGACGATCCCCAAGGATATCTTCCAGACTTTCTTAAAATGCCATAATGCGCTAAATACTTTTCGTCAACTTTCACCAAAAACCTCCAACTTTAAATGATTCAATTTTTAAGTCAAAATCTACAATTTTTTCCATTATGTGTGAGATATGTTCTGGGTTTGGTTCGTAGTAACTTATCTCATCATTCTGGTAGATTCTTAATTCTATAAATATATCATGTGGTTCTATCATGTATTGTAGGCAGAACAATGCTGAATATACTTCTAGTTGTGTGTGCGATGCTTTAGTTACTCCAGTTTTTAAATCACTGATTCTTAGTTTATTATTCCTAAACGATATTGCATCGGCATGACCAAAGCAATTCGGTGAGTAATATAAAGGTACTTCACACGACATCTTATAACTGATTATATCATTGACATACATATTAAGTGTTTTTTCAGACTTAGGTAATTTGATTCCTAGTTTAGCAGCTTGATGCGCAAACTCATGTAACTCAGTCCCACGCTTAGCTGCCATTGCTGTATTATATCGCTCTTCTAACTTCTCATAAGAATAGTTTATCCAATGATAGTTACTTGGGCTTAAAAATGCATGTTGACCTTCTAATTCAGGCTTGCGAGTAAAGTCCATAAAACCCCATATTCTATAATAGTTTTAAATCGCCCCATTTTCTAGCGTTAAATTCATGACTAACTGAAAATACTAATAATCCATTAGGACTATGTTGACCTGTCATTTCTTCATACCAAGCAGATCCTGGATCTTGTGCTGGACATTGGAACCATGTCCGACCACTTGATTCGTCTATCATTAAATGATGATAGTGACCTGTAACTAGAATATCGGCATCATGAACATCTCCTCTACCAAGAGCATGTCCTTTCCACCAATTTATAACTTTAGCTCTCGGATCTTTACCAGACCTTCCAGCATGCATATGTGTTAAACCAATAATAATACCCTGAGAGTCATCGCTAGAGCATGCCTCAAAGGTTGTTGATAGATTATTGGCTAATTTAACATGAACGTTACCATAGCGTTCTTTGTTAGAGTTTACTATTTCAAATATGTTATCGAAAACTGCTAAATCATCATTGTCAGTAAATGTTGTAAACGCTTTACCGTTAATTCTGTTTTCGCCATGATTTCCAGGAACAGCTATTAATATAAGCTCTTCGCATAGTTGAAATAACGAGTCTACGTATTCTAATAAAAGCCTACGAACAACTTGCATTTGTTGGCGACGATCTAGGTCTATCTGAAATGTTTGCATTGCGTAATGGCCTGAACACTGTTCAACTAAGTCTCCCATTCCTAGAATATAAATGTTTCTAGGTTGACGATTTAGTTTCTTAAGTTCCTTTATGTGATTTACTAAATTTGAAAGGCTTTCCATTATTCTATCGACTGATCCAGACGAACCGTCGCCTTCACCTTTTCCGATTTGCCAATCACTAACACAAACTATCAAGTCAAATATACCATCTGATTTGATTGTCTTTTTAGTAACTTTAGACTTTTTCTTAATATCACTAATTAAATTATCTACGTCTAATCGGTTTTCTAGTGTCTCTCTTAAAATAATGTTTGCCTTGTAGTAGCGCATGCGCTTCACATAGGTTACTTTTTCGTTTCCAATTCCTTCAGAAACGTTTGCGTCCCATCCTCGAATTTGGATTGAACTTTGATCTATGGCTACTAAACTCGGGTCTAATCCCCAGTCTTTAATTATTTCATCCCATAGACTTGAATATAATTCTCTGTCGTCTGGTAATAGTGTTACAACAACACCATCTTTACCATTCCACTCAAACGATGGTTCCCACCCTTTTGGATGGTTGTGTATTTTTTTGATCTCAGCTTTAGAAGTGTTGTTTACTTGTATCGCCTTTTCTAAGTTTAATTTTTCGTTGTCCATCGGTTACCTACCAAAATGTTGATCTAGTAGACGAATCACTTCTGACTCATTGTCCGGGTGAATATATGCCGCGAACGACATTGTATCCAATCGATCAACATAATAGTCTTGATTAGGTTGAGTGTGCGCCTCAGAGTTTGCTTTAACTTCTAACATTGCCCATAACCCATTATATAAAACTGTCAAGTCTGGAATACCTTGAATGTACCCCGAGTCATTTTTCATAATAAGACAATCTTTATATCTTTTATTTAATCGTTTAATTAGGCTTGCTTGATAGTCTCTTTCTTTCATAGACACCTCGCAAAAAATATAGAAACCGCTTAAAATGCGGTTCTTCTCTATTATAGCCCTTGTAAATACGCCAGGTTTATACTTTATCAGCTAATGTAAATATCTGTCCGGTAGGGAAAGTTTCTTTTTTTGTATGTATTGACTTCCACACATCAGAAAATAAAACTCCATTATCTACAGCTGCATCTACGATATGTTTGTATGCTCTTAAAATTATTCCATCCGAATCTAACTCAAGCACTGGTCCCATATAATAAAACTCTTTTATATCATTAAACTGGTATGAATAGTTCCATGCATGCCAACGTGGTCTCCACTCAATATTCCAAGCGCTACAGTTTGATTGATTACCATCTAATAATATCGGAGTATCAAATATATCAGTACGTCCTTTAACAAAAGCTTCAGCCACTAAAACTTTGACGGATCTAGTGTATTGCTTTCCATCCTTTACAAGACCGACTTTTAGAGCTCCTTGTTTTGTTTTACTTACTTCTAATAATACTTCATTAAAATTATTAGCGATGTTTCCATAATTGCTAATATCGTAATTCGGGAACTCCTCTATAACTTTCCATTCTTCAATAAATTCTTGGTTCATGTCTTTCCTATCGCGGCCAGTAGTAGGGTAAGTCATCAGACGTGTCCGGCCAATACGCTGAGTAAAATTCGGGATACTTTCTAATTAAGTTTGATCTATGTGATTCTTTAATGTAATCTAAAAATATAGGAGGTGTTGGATCTTCGAATTTTAATAACTCATAGACATCACCAAAACGTTCCAGTAAGGAATCTCGATATCCTCTATGTAACCATTCTTCGCAACAAGCTATACCGTAATATGCTAAAGCTCTAGGATAATCAGACCACATCTTAGTTGCGGGGTGAGATATCCATCCTCGAGTTTCTAATCGGTTACCATAATTATCAATACCTCTAATACTATTTAAAATCTGCCAGGCTTCCACTCGTTGCTTTCCTAAACGCCTATAATCTAAACGTTGGAAACCAAGATGAATATCCTGTCCTTCGGGAGCAAATGTTTGCATGATTACCTCTCTGTGTCAAATGTCATAAATATTGTGTGCAAAAAACTATTTGTAG